CATATAAAATGAATGTCTTTTCAAAAGAATTATTGTTTGATAGAGGATTTAAAATTATTAGAAGAGTTAATTTATAAGTTTTATGAAAACATTTTTACAAATTTTAGGAGTTGCGTTAGCAGTAGCAGGAGTGTTCGCTATCGGTTATCTTATTTCAGTTGGGCTTGCTTGGATTGTGGTAGCGATAACAGGCTGGAAGATTTCCGTGTGGACACTCGGAGCAGTTATATTCGTTCTTCATTATATTTTTTCAAAGTAGCGTATGGAAAAGATTTACATTGGCAATGCAAAGACATTGAACATTACAAAAAATGGAAATACATTTCAAGTCATCAAAGGGAGTATCTGTTTAGATGATATTCCGCAGATTGAACCGCACGAGAATGGAAAGCGGTATGTAAACTTCTTCGTTCAAAAGCGAAGGCAAAAAGATAACTTCGGAAATGATTTCTCAATCGTATTCCTCCCACCGAGAAAGCAAGAGGAAACAAAAAAGCAAGGAGGTTGGGCAGGAAGCACAATGAATGTTCCTACGGATATTCAAAAAGAGGTTGAGAATATAGACTATCCGAAAGAAGAAAGCAATCCAGAAGACATTCCGTTTTAGTTTTCTTCTTCGGGGTGGTGTGGTGCAAGAATGCTTTTCCTTCTCTGAAAAACTCCTCCCACCACTCCGAAAAAGGACGCTATCTCGGTAACTGAAATGCAATAAAAAAAAGAAAAAATCAATACAAAAACACTTGCAAAGAAATTGCATTTTGCTATACTATAAGTGTGCAAAGATAGGAAAAGCACATTTATCAAGTTAAGTTTTAAGTTTAGAAATTATGAGTAGGAAATTATCACTTGCAGAAAGAATTACTGCTGTTCAAAAATATATAGCAATGTTAGATAGGCAGGCAGTTATAGAGGGAGTGTTCAATGGTTCAGGAATAGTTCTTATTCTCACAAAAAACAAAGCTCTTGGAAAAAGTTTAGGATTGAAAAAGTTTGATAACAAGCGTTATATATTCCGCTCGGTTTCCTCAAATGGAAACATTCAAATTGCAGAGGATACAGCGAAAGAAGAGTTAGAAGCATTCAAGCAAGATTTTCCAGAAGACGAAGTTTCAAAAGAAATAGAAATAAGAACAATACTTTTGTAGAGAGATGATTGGAAAGAAAACTTCTTTCCTTTCACCTCTTCGCAAGAGGAGGAAAGCATTATTCATTAAGTTAAGAAAAAATATGACAAGAGGAAAATTAGTTTATTTAGAAAATGGGAATATCCATATTTCTGATGAGTTCAACGGAGATATGTATGTAAAAGGAGGACACGGAGAGTTACTTTTGAAACTCCTCCCGTATGTTCAAACTACGAGAGACTTTTACAAGACAGCATTATTCTTCAATGATTTAGTGTTTGAGTATGAAAACTTTCATTTTGAAACAAGATACGGAGTAGAAGTGATTGATTTGAGTAAAGATTATTTCGGAGAATGGTTTTCAGATTATCTCTATTTCATTGTTAGAACTCCAATGACTTTTATTCAGAAAGACGGAACAGAATACAAAGCAAAGAGAGGAGAGATACTTGTATTCAATTTCGGTAAGTTAGAACTGCTATGAACACAGCGTTTTATCACATAACATACGAACCGCTTGAAGGAACTTTCCTTCCAGAAATCAACATTGCAGTTGAGTATGAGAATGATGAAATTTTCTTCAAAGTGAATGGACACGACCTCACAGAAAAAGCATTTAAGAAAAATGAAAATGGAGAATATGTAGTTCTTGATATAGCGAAAGATTTTGAGTTGTTCATTTTTACTATGGATTTTCAATTCACTTATGATGTCTTGAACATAGAAGGCTTTCTCTATTCTGCAAAAAGCAGAGTAAAAATTATCAACGGAAAAGCAGAAGAGTTTGTAAACTTCACTCCTTCTATGCTTGAAAAGTTCGCTAACAAAGTAGATGAGTATCTCAATGAAACAAACAACATTATGAAAGAGGTAGTTGAGCAACAAGCAGAAAAGAAAATTAAAAAGGAGAAAGAGAAAGCAAAAAAGCTCAAACAGGAAGTAAAGAAAGAAAAGACAGAAAAAGAAAAACTCAAAGAAAAGTTAGAGCAAGTAAAAGAACTTGCAAAAAAGAAACTTACAGACCAAATTTTAAAATTACTTCATGGAGAAAATCTTGTATTTGATGAAGCAGAGAAAATTATCGAGCAAGAAGTCAAAGACAAGAAACAAGCAGAGAAGTTGAAAAAAGAAGTAAAAAGAGGAGCAAAGAAAGACAACGCACAAGAAGTTGTAAATCTTCTACAACGCTTTTCAAACGAGGAATTTAAATTAGCTATTTCAGATAGGTATCAAGCAGATATTTTCCGAAAAATAATCAACGCTTCACGCTCTGTGAAGAAAAACTTTATCCAGACAGAACGAGGTAAAAAACTTTATGACTTATGATTTACATTTCAGACGAACACAAAGCAATTCTTGAAACAGGAATTGAGTTAAATGCTCCTATTCTCCTTGTAGGAGAAACAGGAACAGGAAAAACTACAATCATCAATCACTATGCAAAAGAAAAAGGAAAAACACTTCATCGTATTTCCGTAAATGGAGCAACAACGATTGAGGAGATTGTAGGAAAGTTTCTTGCAAAGAAAGGGACGACTTATTGGCAAGACGGACTTCTTGTAGAAGCAATGAAGAAAGGCGATTGGGTAGTATTTGATGAGATAAACGCCGCACTTCCAGAAATTTTATTCGTGCTTCACTCACTTTTAGATGACGACAGGAAAGTTACGCTTGTAGAAAAAGATAATGAAGTTGTAAGACCTCACAAAGATTTCCGCTTCTTCGCTACAATGAACCCTACTGACGACTATGCAGGAACAAAGGAATTGAACAAAGCATTTGAAAACCGCTTCCTTGCAAAGATTTTCATTGAACCGATAGAACCTGCGGAAGAGTTGAAACTTTTAGAGAGTAAAGGTATTTCAAGGGAAACAGCAGAGTATCTTGTAACAATAGCAAAGCACGCACGAGACTTGAAGAGAGAAGAAAAGATTTACTATTTCCTATCGACACGAGACCTTATCCACGCAGGAAAACTTATAGACAAAGGAGTTCTTCGCACAACAACCTTGAAACATTCTATTCTTTCAAAAATGCACCACGAAGATAAAGTTACTCTTCTTGAATACTTGGACGCAAATGCAAACATTCAAATAGACCTCACTACAAGAGATGAAAAATTGAAAGAAGCAGAAGAAAAAATAAAAGAACTTGAAAGAACACTTGCTTCCTTACAGAGAGAGTTGATAGAAAAAGAGGTAAAAATTAAAGAAGAGAAAGCACAGAGTGAAATCTTGAAAGATGAAATTGAAAAGCGTGCAAAAGAATTGGGACAAGAAAGAAAAAAGAAACCTGCAAAACAAACTGACTTGATGAAGAAACTTTCTGCCGAAATGGTAAAACTACTCAAAGAGAAAGATGAACTCCTCAAAAAGATAAGCGAGTATGAACAGCAAAACATTCAAAAATAGAATAACTTCTATCTTGAAAGATAATGCTATTGACCGAGAAGTCCGTAAAAGAAAGCGAGGAAAACTTGATACAAAAAGTCTTGGAAAGATTGGAGTGAGTGAAAAGATTTTCAAAAAGAAAGAAGCGTTAGGAAAAAGGGAATACAAGTTTACTTTCTTGATAGATGTTTCAGGTTCTATGTCAGGTTGGAGAATGGAAGCAACAGCAAACGCGTTTATCAAATTGTTTGAACTCTTGAATGAAATAAAAGGAATACAGATAAAAGTGTTTCTTTATGCACGGGATATTCTTCTTTTGAAGGATTATGAAGAAGAGCTTGATATGGAGTATTTCTACAATTTTTCAAATTGGCTTGCAGAAGGCGGTGGTGATTATGACCCAGTTGATGATTTCTCATCAAAACAAATAGCAGGAAGAAGTCTATTTCTTTCTATGAAAAAAGGTAGTTCTACACATTTTGAAAATGGTGCTACAATTCCTGTAAATGTTTTGAAAGTTTCAAAAAAAGATGATGGACTATTCGTTTTTACAGATGGGTATTTCAATGAAATAGCTAGACAAGGAGCAAAAATCTTACGAGATAGAGACGCACTTTTCTTCGGAATAGAAACGACTTCTATTTATAATGAAGCTCCACCGAACAAGTGTATTTATCTTGCAGAACCTTCGCAGATTTTCGAAGCGTCATTACGGAAGATTTCAAAGATGATAAAAAGACGAGGATAGTTGCTCGTCTTTTTCATTTTGCTATAATGTATGTATGATTGATTGGAAAGTAGAAAAAAGACGGATTGGAGATTTAGTTCCAGCAGATTATAATCCGAGAAAATTATCAGAAAAACAGCGTGAAGATTTAGAAAAAAGTTTGAAGAAATTCGGACTTGCCGAGATACCTGTTATCAATCTCAATAACAACATCATTGCAGGACATCAAAGAATAAAAATTCTTGCAGATTTATATGGAGAAGATTACGAAATAGATGTTAGAGTTCCAAGTCGCCTCCTGACTATAAACGAGGAGAAAGAATACAACATTCGCTCCAATAAGAATACAGGAGATTGGGATTTTGATAAATTGATTACAGAGTTTGATAAAGATGAGTTGGTTGATTGGGGATTTGAAGAATGGGAAATTCCAGAAGATAGTTTTGATTTATCAGATGAAGATTTAGTAGACAAGAACAGAGAGGATAAACAAGTAAAAAAAGTTTGTCCTAACTGCGGATACGAACTATGAGAATATATCTTGCTTACATTTCAGTTTTCGATAGAGTTTCCTCAAAAGTTAAAGAAAAACAAATTCCTTATTCTCTGATTTCTTTTGAAGTGATACGAAGAAAACCTTCTCTTTTCAAGACTATCCAAAGAGTTACAGAATTCAAGCAAGAATTGCTATTGGATAGTGGGGCATTTACTTTTATGGCAAACAATGTAAAAGGAAAAAGTGATAAAATTGACTGGGACTCTTACATTGAAGAATATGCTGATTTCATCAATAAAAACAATATCAATTACTTTTTTGAACTTGATATAGATGTTCTTGTCGGATTGAAAGAAGTTGAAAGATTGAGAGCAAAACTTGAAAATCTTACAGGCAAAAAAAGTATTCCTGTATGGCACGCTCATCGTGGAATTGATTATTGGAAGAAAATGGTTGATGAATATGAATATATTGCTATTGGCGGGCTTGTTCCGCAAGCAAAGGATGTAAGGTATAAGGTAACTCACGACACAATCAAAAAACTTGTAGAATATGCTCACAAGAAAGGAGTAAAGGTTCACGGATTAGGTTTTACAAATCTCAAACAGATGTTTCGCATTCCTTTTTATTCAGTAGACAGCACAAGTTGGGCAGGAGTTCGTTTCGGATATGTAAGGTTTGTGTATAAAGGAAAACATCTTTTAGGGAGAAAAGTTATAAAAAATTTCAATCCACAATATATTCCAGAAATTGTTTACAACAATCTTGAAGCGTGGATTAGTCTTGCAAAATATGCAGACAAGAAAAATTATCCGTATTTTTAATCGAAAAATAACTATGAAGAAAAAAGTATTAGTAGTATGTTCAGGAGGGCTTGATAGCACAGTTCTCTATCACAAATTACAAGCAGAAGGAAATGAAGTAACTCCTATCAATTTTTCTTATGGTTCAAAACATAATCAAAGAGAAAGACAGAGTGCAAGAGAGATATTCGGAGACAAACTCATTGAAATTGATATAGATTTATCCTTTTTGAAAGGAAGCTCTCTTATCAATAGAGATATAGAAGTTCCAAAAGGACATTACGAAGATGAAACAATGAAATCAACAGTTGTTCCTTTCAGAAATGGAATAATGCTTGCGTATGCAACTGCTTATGCAGAAGATAATGGTTTTGACGCAGTAGCACTTGGTTCTCACTTCGGAGACCACGCCATTTATCCAGATTGTAGAGAGAGTTTTTCAAAAGCAATGAAAGAAGCAATCAAAGAGGGAACTTATAACAACATTGAGCTTCTAACTCCATTTTCAAATATAAGAAAAGAAGATATTGTAAAAATTGGAGCAGAACTTGATATTTTAGATATAATGGCGAAAACTTATTCTTGTTACGAAGGGAAAGAAAAGCATTGTGGAAAATGCGGAACTTGCGTTGAAAGGAAAGAAGCGTTTGAGCTTGCAGGAGTAGAAGACCCAACAGAATATCAAGAATAAAGACTTCACCAACCTTGTCGTTGGTGTGTAGGGAAGATAAAGGTTAAGTTATCACAGGGCTACCTGCTGACCGAGCAACGGACTACTAACTGCTTATCAGGTAGAGCATTAGTAAGGAAAATCAAACTAGGCTTTTAGAAGCAATATGCAGTGCAAAGATAACTCCCTACACACTGATGATAAGATTATGATATAATATAGGCATATGGAAAAACAGGAAAAAAAACAGAAAACTCCAAAGAATGGAAAACCTGAAACTCTTTTCAAAAAAGGACAATCAGGAAACCCTAACGGAAGACCAAAAGGAAGAAAGAACTACAAGACAATCTTAATGGAGGCGGCGGAGGAAATTGCAAAGAAAGAGGGCTTCGTAGATGAAAAAGGAAATCCAGATAAAGATTATGTTCTTTCGCTTGTTTTTCAAAAGCACCTTGCACGAGCAGTAAAAGGAGACGCAAAGCACTTTACTATTCTCACAGATAGACTTTTCGGAAAAGTTCCTCAAACTATCAATCTTTCTGTAACAGAAGAAGACCTTGAAGAAGCAAAGCAGAAGTTAGAGCAAATGGTAGATGTATGGGAAGAAAGCGAGTAAACTTAAAGAACAAGGAGGTTCAAGACATTCTCGTTAATCCAGAAAGACGAGCGGAGCGTATCTTGCTCGTAAAGCAAGACTTCAAGGCATACATTTTCGCTTATCTTCAAAAGAAGTTCCAGCTTCCTCCTGCTCCCTTCCACAAGAAACTTATTGAAGACTTACAGGACGACAGCAAGAGGTTCTATGCAGTTATGGGCTTTCGTGGAAGTGCAAAGACGACTATTCTTGAAGCGTATGCAGAATGGCTTTTAGTTACAGGGCGTTCAAACTTCATCGTATGGATTGGAGCAAGCGATACAGACGCAAAAGAAAGCGTAATGAACATAAAAAGCTCTATTGAGGAAAACCCAAAACTCCGTGCAGACTTCGGAATTGATATTGTTACAGACAAGAAAAAGATAGCAGAGAAATGGACGGAAAGTCAGCTTATAGTAGGAAACTCAACAATCATTGCTCGTTCTCGTGGGCAAAAAATTCGTGGACGAAAGTTTAGAAATCATCGTATAGATACAATCATCGTAGACGACTTGGAGGATACAGAAAGCACACGAAACTTGGAGCAAAGAAAGAAAACAAGAAAATGGTTCTTCTCCGAAGTTATCAACGCTACGAAACAAGGAACGCTTGGAGACGATATCAAGGTGGTTATGCTTGGAAACCTCGTGCATAAAGATTGCTTGCTCTCCTACTTGATGAAAAGCGATGTCGTAGATGTATACCGCTTCCCGCTTATAGACGAGAATGGAGAAATCACTTGGAAAGCACTCTTTCCAGATATGGAAGCAGTAGAAAAAGAGAAACAGAAAGTCTTGCTTGCAGGAAAAGGAATGGGAGAAATTATATGGCAAAGGGAATATCTCTTAAAACTTATTGACGAAGAAGACCAAATCATAAAGTATTCCGACATACAGACTTACGACCCTTCTTGGCTACAAAAACCTTTCGTTCAGGGTGGCGTTGGAATAGACCTTGCTATCTCCAAAAAACAAACAGCAGACTTCACTGCTATGGTAAAAGGCGTTGTAGTGAAAAATGATTACGGAGAGCGTAGAATACTTGTGCTTCCAAACGCTATTAGAGAAAGATTAGACTTCTCGGAAACGATACAAAAAGCAATTCAAATCAAAGCAGAAATGCCAGACAATACTACTTTCTTCGTTGAAGATGTAGCGTATCAAAAGGCGGCGATAGAAGTGATGAGAAAGAACGGACTTCTCGTAAAACCTATGCGAGCAACAACAGACAAGCGAAGTCGCTTGATGTCCGTTTCTTCGTATATCAAAAGTGGAGTAGTTTTATTTCCAAAAGAAGGGCTTGATGATATAATAGAGGAAGTAGTGAACTTCGGAGTAGAAGAACACGATGACGGAATGGACGCACTCGTTCACTTGATAACAGGACTAACAGACACCAAAGAAGTAGTATTCATATGAAAAACTTTTTTAGAAAATTGCTAGGCATTGAAGTAAAACCTAGTTTCAGCATTGCTCTCCCAGAGAGTTTTGTAGATAAAAAAACACTCGCTTCCTACAAGAACTCGCTTTATCTCTTTACAGGGATTGAGCGTATTCTTACTGCACTTACAAGGCAAGAAATAGAACTACGAAAATATCTGAACACAGACGGCGAGTATGAAGTAGTAAAAGACCACGAGTTTTTAGACTTCTTCAACAAACCTAACGAAATCCATACGAAAGATGAGTTTCTGCGTATTTTTATTACAAACTACATTCTTTCAGGAGAAGCGTTTGTTCGTAAAGTATTTGATAACGGAAAACTTATCGGCTTGATAAACATTCGTCCAGACCTTGTAGAAGTAGAAGTAAAAGAACAAGATATTATTTACAAAGTTTACTATCCAGACGGAACTTTCAAAACTTACACTCGTGAAGAAGTTTCCCATATTTACAAACCTACGCCAGACAATCCGTTACGAGGTTCAGGTATTCTCACTCCTATCTTTACTCGTGTTACAGCAGAACAAAGAGCAGGAGAGTTACAGAGTAGAAGTTTCATAGGGCGTCCAGAAGGAATTCTTTATGTAGAAGGAGTAGACGCAAAACTTGCAGAGCAAATCAAGAAGCGTGTAAATCATCAATTCAAAGAGGGCGAACCTGTTTTTGTTACAAGCAACGAAACGAAGTTCCAAACTATTTCGCTTTCAAAGAAAGACTTGGAATTCATTGAAAGTATGAAGTTCCTCCGTGAGGACATTATCGTTGCTCTCGGTATTCCAAAAGAGCTTCTCACTCTTGAAGATGTAGGAAAACTCTCTTCAAGCGGAGATAGAGGAATGCGACTTTTTGAAAAGTATACGCTTGACCCATTGATGAAAACTTATCTCGGCTTCTATAACACGGAAATCTTGGACAAGCTCTATGAGGAACCGCTTGCTCTCGTTGCTCCAAATGTCGTTAGACAAGATAGAAAAGAATTGATTGAAGAAGTAACAAAACTTGTGAATGCAGGAGTTATTTCACAGAACGAAGCAAGGCAAGAACTTGGATACGAAGAGAAAGAAGGTTACGATGACTTGAAAGCAACTCCAACACTTTTGAAGAAAATAGAAATCTTCCAGAGGAGAAAGAAACTTCTTGAAAAGACAATCAACACTATCGTGAGAAAGAAACTCTTCAAAGGCGAAGGGCGTTATGTTTACAAAAACCTTGTGAACCGCAATGTAGAAAATCTTGAAAAGCGTTTCCAGAAGAAAGCGAAAAGATATTTTGAAGAACAAAAGAAACGAGTAGTAGAAAACTACAAAGCAGGAAGACACCCTCTTGATATAAAAAGTGAAGTAGAAATCACTTACAACTTCGCAAGAGAAAGCTATGAACAGATAGCAAGGCGAGGGGCAGAGGTTGGAGTTTCGCTCTTGAAAATGATAACAAAGGCACAAGGCGATTATTCAATCTCTCCTGCTGTTCTTCACGAGTTAGAAAGCAGAGCAAGAATGTTTGCTGAAAATGTAGTCGGAGTTACTTATGACGAAGTGATGAAAATCATTGCGGAAGCGGAGCGTGAAGGGCTTGCGATAGATGAAATCCAAACAATGTTAGAAGAAACTTTTGAAGGAATGGCAGAAGTCCGTAGTTCAAGAATAGCAAGAACAGAAACAGGCTTCGTTGCAAATCTTGGCTTGAAAGACGCTTATGAGCAATCTCCTGTCGTTACAGGTATGGAATGGGTAACTGCGAAAGATAATAGAGTTCGTCCAGAACACCAGCTCAATGACGGAGTAGTTGTTCCGAAAGGCGGTATTTATCCGAATGGGGAGCATTTTCCAGCAGAAAAGACTATAAACTGCCGATGTGTGCTTGCTCCTGTGTTAGATAAATGATAAAATAGAGGTATGAATAAAAAGTTTTTAAATGCAAAAATCAAAAGTATAGGCGATGCTTCCATTACTTTCGTTTTTTCAAAAGAAGTTGTAGATAGACACGGAGATGTGATAGATATAGAAAGTGTGAAGTTTGATAACTTCTTGAACAATCCCGTTTTCCTTCCACAGCATAGAAGCAATGAGCTTCCTATCGGAAAAGTAACTCGTATCTGGGTAGAAGACAAAGCAGACGGAAAAGAACTACTTGGAGAAGTAGTTTTCGCTGTAGATGAGTATCCGCTAGCAAAGACTTATTATAAACTCTACAAGAATGAGTTTCTCAATGCAGTTTCTATTGGCTTTCTTCCAGGACGAGTAGAACAAATGGAAGTAAACGATAGCGTTGTTACAATTATTTATGACGCAGAACTACTTGAAGTGTCCGCAGTTTCCATTCCAGCAAATCAACTTGCACTTGCAGTGAGAAAAGGAATTGACATTACACCTTTTAAAAAGGAAGTGATAGAAGAAGCAAAGAAGCTCGCTATTCAATCACAAGAGTTATTAAAAGCTCTTGAAGCTGAGGAAAAGAAAGTTGATGTGATTACAAACTTTCCAAAAGTAGAGAAAAAGAAAAAAGCAATTCGCTATCTCTTGAAAGCGATTAGAAACATTCAATAGACTTTCCAAAGTAAGATATCAGAGGGCTTGACCCTCCGCTACTCCTGAAAGGGACTGGAATTATTCGTTATTTACTAACAAAATATGTTTTATAAAATTATTGACGGAAAAAAAGTTCTCGTAAATGCCAAAGGAGAAGTTATCAAGAACGCAGAAGGCGAGGCAGTAGAAGTTTCTGATGAGAACCTTGAAGAGTATTCCGAAGACAAAGAAACAGAGGAAGATGATGAAGTAGTTGAGGAACTCAAAGCATACTTCAAAACTCTTTCCGCTGATATCGCTTCACAGGCAGGAAAGAAAGTAGAGGAAGTGCAAGGAAAACTTTCAAAAGAATTTCTTGATGAACTCCGCTCTCTTACAACTCCTGAAAAGAAGCAAGAAGGAATTGACGCAGAAGAAATTAAAACACTTCTTAAAGAGGTAAAACTTGGAAAGAAGCGAAATGTAGCTTTCAATGTGAAGACACTTTCCGAGCTTAACTCACTTACAGGAGATGTTATTCAACCTGACCGCGACCCAGCAATCGATGAACCTGTAAAGCGAGACCCTTATCTCTTCGAAGTTGCTCGTTCAGAAACTACAAACTCCGATAAAATTGAGTGGGTAGAAGCATTCAATGCACAAGGAGAACCTGCTGACACAGCAGAGCTTGCAACTATTCCAGAGCGAGATTGGGACTTCAAGACCGTGCGTGAGGAAGTGCGAAAGATTGCAGTGCTTGGAAAGAACTCAAACGAAATTCTTGAAGACGCACCACAGCTTGTAGCATTCCTTCGTGATGAACTTATGTCTTCTCTTAAATTGAAGACAGAGGAGAAGTTCCTCAAAGGAACAGGAACTAACGAGTGGAATGGACTTCTCAATCGTGTTCCTACATTCTCCGCAGGTTCACTTGCAAATACTCTTCAAAACGGAAGTGCAAATTATATTGATGTTCTCCGTGTCGCTATCTCACAGATTAGAAAGGCAGGAAAAGGTTCAAAAAGGTTCGTTCCTAACGCTATCTTTATGAACCCAGAGGACACTGTGAAACTTGACCTTGCAAAGGATAGCAACGGAGCATATGTTCTTCCTCCTTTCACAGCACCAGATAGAACAACTATCAAAGGTGTAAGGATTTACGAAACTCCTCTCATTGACGCAGGAAACTTCCTCGTTGGAGACTTTACAAAGGTTGCACTCGTAACTCGAAGAGGATTTACTATTCAGGCTTCCACAGAGAACTCTGATGACTTCGAGAAAGATATGGTAACCTTCCGCATTACTTATCGTGGAGCAATCAAACTCAAAACAAACGATAACGGTGCATTCGTAAAGGGAGTATTCGCAACAGCAATCGCTGACCTTGAAGCAGATGCGTAGTATGATTTCCGCAGGAAATTATCTCGTGAAAGGAGAGTATACTGCAAAGGTTCTTGGAGTTCACGAAAATGGAACGATAGAAGCAACGAAATGGCACAAGACAAAAAAGGAAGCAAAGAATGATAAGGTTGTAGGGCTTCGCCTTTCTGACATCAAAGAACTTGGCATAAAAGTAGAGAAAAAGAAGAAGGATTAGCGTCCTTCTTTTTTTTGTGATAAAATAGAGATATGACGAACATAAAGATTTACAGAGGAGATATAGAAAAACTCAACTTCGTCTTCACGAAAGATAATGCTCCGATAGACATCACAGGTTACACCGTGACGCTGACAATTAAGAAAGAGAAAGGGGGACAGCTTGTCTTGCAGAAACAGCAGACAACGCACACTGACCCTACAAACGGAAAGACAGAGATTGTTCTTGATAGCACGGATACAGACTTGGAAGAGGGCTTCTATGTCTACGATATCCTTTTAGAAAAAGGAACGGAATTCAAAAAGACTATTCTCGTAGATAGAATAGAAATCTTGAAAACAGCACGATGAGTAACATAGCAACGACAAACATTTTCCCGAAAGTCGTTGATGAAGAAATTAAGGTTGAAATACGAACGCATAACTTTTCTATCAATCTTTCGGAGGAAATCAAAGCAGAAGTCTTACAGCATACTTTCCAGATAGAAACAGATTGTCTTATTACGAGTGCGAAGTGGGGGCAGATACAGGGAGATATTGATAATCAAACAGACTTGAAAGATGTTCTTGATAGCAAAGCAGACCTTGTAAATGGAAAAGTTCCAGCTTCTCAACTTCCGTCCTATGTAGACGATGTTTTGGAATTTGACACTTTTGCAGACTTCCCAACGACAGGAGAAACAGGAAAGATTTATGTAGACAAGGAAAAGAATGAAACCTATCGTTGGAGTGGCTCGCAGTATGTAAAGATAGGAAGCAGTGGCTCAAAAATAGGTTGCCAAGACTTCCACTACGATTTCTCCCAACCTGACTACGATTATGTAGGAGGAGAGAACAAGGACGGAGTTTTCCAAATCAACCGCTATACCAAAACCCAACCCATAACTATCTCCTACGCTTTCGGAGATTGGAATAATCGTTATTCGCTAACTTATACAAACATATGACTTACGAAGAAGCAAAGACAAAGTTCACATTTGAAAAAGACAAGGCTGACTTCATTTATAACAATGAAGGCTATGTAACCTTTGATACTTTCCAAGTAGAACCGACAACAACCTTCTCGGAGATATTTCAAAACTCAATTCCATTCACTGAATACATGGAACTGAAACTCACGAAAGAGGGTATTCAAGATGAAATCATCAAGAAGCAAGAGCGAATTGCAGAGCTTCAAGGAGAGATAGAAACTCTCAATCAAGAAATCGCAGAGCTACAAGCTCGACTATAAAGAATTATGGCTACAAATTATGACGCAACAAACGACATACTTACAGTAGGAGATGGGACAAAAACAAATCCCATTACTTTCGAGGACTTATACAACATCGACCAAGCGAACGGTTGGGGGGTAGTCAAAAAGCAGGGTGATAGGCAATATGAAATCACAAGTCATTTTCAAATCATAAATGGATACCTAAGAGATAAAAACGCACAAATCCTTCTCTCAAAACAAGATTTAGATTTCAAAATCTACTACAATCATTCAGGGATACACTTAGGAGAGTTAGACCCATACGGAAACCCTGTAAACGGTTGCACATTAGACGCTCCCAACATTAAGTATCTCAGACCCTACAACATCAACCGTATTGGAGATGTCTACTTCTACGACAGCAAAATAAATCTTCCAACAGACCTCACACTCTATCAAGAAAGTAATGCTTTCCTCAAATTGCTTGGAAACGAAATCACGGCAAAATCAATGACGGTAAAGAAACACTTTGAAATAAGAGGAAACTACTTTCCAAAACAGATGGACAAATTCATTTATCCAGCATCAGCAGGGAGCGGAGTGCATGATAGCATCTCAGATAATCATATCGTGTCAGCTTCCACAGGAATAGTCCACTACGCAAGAGATAACAACTCGGCAACTGAAATCTACAGGAATATCAGAATAGACCACACACAAATAGCAGACATTCTCCTCTACACACGACCAGAAAACACACCACTTTATCTAGTGGATTGTATCTTCCCACATGCAGATGATAGCTTGGTAATCAGCAGACAATATAATTATGAAACCGATGTCTATGTTCAGCATAGCTTTGACCCTGTTTTCTATGATGCACAAGGAAACCTCCTCGTAGGATACGATGTAGAACTCAAAGATGCAGACGGAGATATAGTATTCCAAGATAGCACGAATGTAGAGGGAAAACTCAACAACGGAGCAAAAGATGTTACAAATTACCGCTATCATTTTGTTCAAAATGGCTTACAGATTGAAAACAAAAACCCTCACACTCTCCATATCACAAAAACAGGAGAGCTTGATGTAACGATGAAGCTCGTTATAGATAGAAAAATGGGAGAAGTCCCTATTGTCGTAGACCCTGTGAACAATGTGCATTCGTTTGACGATGTCTACGATGCGGTGCTACAAGTTCCAGAAGAAGTATGGAAAGAAGACAGCACACAAGACTTCGGAGATGACAGTATGGGAGAACTTGTTAAAGAAACAAACATTCACGCAAAATTAGCAGACCAAAACACATTCGTAAATCAACAACAGTAATATGACAGCAAGAAAGAAAGAACCTGCAACGATAGGAGAAATACAAATCGTATTGGAGCAAATCTTGGAGAAACAAGATGAGCTTTTGAATATGATGAGAAGCACTGAAAATCAAGTGCAAGCAAATACTGCTTTTCGAATCCGCTATCAAGATGAAATTCAAAATACAAGTCTTGAAGCGTTAGACAAAAGGTATGCTTCGAAGAGTGTGGAGTCTGATGTGAAGAAGGTTGGCTGGGCTATCATTTCAGCAGTAGTAGTCGGACTGCTGAATATATTATTCGGTAAACATTACTAGGTATATGTTTAGAATCATCGGTTATATTTTAGGAACACTCATCTTTATTCTACTTTCAATAGTAGGAGTGTTCTATACGCTTATCAAGCACCTTGTGAAAGGAGATTACTCTTTCAAAAAGCAGTTTCTCCCTATCTTCAAAAACCTTGCTCTTGTCTTTGATGGCTTTGCAAATGCAACGGCGGGAGAACTCTTAACAGATATGCTTTTGAAGCATAGAAAAGACGGAGATGTATATCATAATGCAGTGAAATATAGTAAATACTTTCACACAATCTCCGCTATCACAGGAGTAAACAAAAAGAAAGGAACACTTGAAAAAATAGGAAAGCGTTTCAACGCCATGCTTGATTTCTTCTTAGGGGCGAATCACTCTATCAACGCAATTAACGAATGTATAGATTATGAATGCAAGAGAAACTAACACATACAAGCGATTGAAGAATAGTCCGCAGGACAACTTCCCTCGCTGGATTATTGTCCACCACACAGGTGGAACAGATAAGTATCCGCTAGCAGATACCTCTCATCACACCGCAGAGATTATTGAGCAATGGCATTTATCAAAAGGTTGGGACGGAATTGGGTATCACTTCGTCATAGAGAAAGACGGAAAGATAGCACGAGGGCGTCCTGAACATTATCACGGAGCACATACTCGTGGAAAGAATTTAAGCTCAATTGGAATTGTTCTCACAGGAAACTTTGACGCTTTTCTTCCTACGAAAGCACAGCAGGAAGCTCTGAAAGAAGTGTTAGAGTATCTCGTAAAGAAGTATCGCATTTCCAAAAAGAAAATTGTTCCTCATAGAAAGTTCGCTCGTAAAACCTGCTACGGAAGAAAGCTCTCTGATGATTGGGCAAGGAAACTTCTTCAAGAGGAAAATTGTTTGAAGAAGTATAGCAACGAACAGCTCTTGCAAGAATTGATGGAGAGGTTAAAATAATAATGCCGAAAAGGCAATATATAAATACTTCGAATTTATATAGTTCATATTTTATATAATTATTCGTAAGCATAGATTGCTATTGAGTAGCAATTGCGTTTCGATGTGTGTAAAGAAGGAGCGGATTTCGTCCGCTTTTTCTTTTATGGTAAAATAGAGATAGAACCTTAAAACTTTCAAAAATGAAGCGTCCTGTCCAACAATGTCCGAAATGTGGAAGAGTGAGAAAAATGACCATTCACCACATTTACCCAAAGACACACTTCAAGGGAAGAAGTGAAACTGCTTACATATGCCGAGAATGCCATAATGAATTGGAGCATTTCATAGAGCAACACGAGGGAAGAAACAGAAAAGGAAAACGAAACAAACTCCCTGCTCAAATGTATGTTTCCCTTTATGAAGCATTCATCGGAAAAAGAAAACTTAATGTGCGTGTAAAAGGTGCGAAATAGCACCTTTTCTTTCCTCTCGGAAATAAAATAAAATAGAAGTTTTGTCCATAGCAATTCTGAAAACAATATAATATAATTATAGTGTTACAAGTTAAGTTAAGAATTATTATATGAAAAAGTTTTTGATGTTAGTTCTTCTTCCTCCGCTTTTGTTAGTAGTCCTTCCAAAGGATTTGATAGCAAAAGACTTCACAGAGGAAACGAAGAATATCCAAGTAAAAATTATTCGTGAAACTCCACGAAGTTACATAGAAAAGAAGTTCGGTAAAGACGCTCGTATTGCTCTTGCTATTGTTTCCGCTGAAAGTAGTTGGAATGAAGAAGCAGTAAACAAGAACAAGAACGGAAGTATTGATGTAGGACTTTTTCAAGTAAATTCTATTCACGGATACGACATAGAAGACTTGAAAGACCCGTTCTACAACATAGATATTGCCTACAAGATTTTTAAGAGAGATAGTTGGAAAGCGTGGGCAACTTACAATAATGGAAGATATAAAAACTTTTTGAAATAAAAAAATCTGCTATAATGAGATTGCAGGAGCAAACCTGCGGTAACATTCAAGTTATGGATTATATCCTCTGCGTATCCAAAAAAACATTCACACCAGAGTGTTCGTCTATAACTTCGTCCGCCTCTCTGTGCTATTCCTTCGAGGGTAGTGTGGAGAGGTAAATGAAAAACATTGCTTTTCTACAACGATGAGTGCCGTTAAGCACGCCTAGAAGAAAAGAAGCTGGTATGACTTCTTTTCTTTTTTTTGTGATATAATAGATATATGTATACGACAGAAGAAAATGTAAAAGATTTTACACAGATTGAAGAGAATAGCGAGAAAACAAACTACTTGATAAAAGTTGCTTCCGATATGATAGACAAATATCTCGGCTACAAGGCAGGGGGAAGTAACGATGTGCAGAAAGTCTTTCTTGGACAAGGACATAGCACATACTTCTTCAATGATGTTTTTCACGACTTCCAAAAGGTAGAAAAAGACGGAAACGAGATTGATATTTTCCTAGTAGAAGACGGCTTCTTCCTGATTGAAAGAAAGAACGGAGTTTTTGATAAGGGACAAGAGTTCACACTCTACGCAAAAGAAGGACGCTTTCATATTGATTGGGAAGGACAAAATCACACGCTTCCAAAAGATATTGAGCACGCTTGTGTTCTCTTGGTTGGTATGCTTCGTGAAGGAGCAACAAATGAAATTATCAGTGGAGCGATTAAGAGTGAAAAGACTTCGCAGTATTCCGTAACTTATGCAGATATTCCTACTTCTTCGCAGGAGTTTATCAAGGTGAAGTCTATTCTTGACCGCTACAAACTTCCTTTTGTATTTTAGTATGTTTACTTCATTATTAAACAAAGAAATATCAATCTTGGAGCGTGTGAGGACAAAGAATGCTATTGGAGAAGCAGTAGAAAGTCTTGTTCCGAAAGGAGTAGCAAAAGGACGCTATGAAAAACTAGGAAGGGAGAAAGTTATCCGTGAAGGGTATACGCTTACGACAAATGACTACATTTTCTATTTCGATAAAGATGTAGATGTAGCGTTATCCGATTATCTGGAAGTGGACGGACAAAAGTTTGAAATCTTGGAAGTTGAGTTGATTTATGGAAAGTCCGCTCCGCACCATAAAGAAGTATTCGCAAGGGCTTATGAAAGATGATATAAAACTTATCAACAAGACTTGGAAGTTCATCAAGAAGCTGGACGAAGCACAAAGTCTTGCATTGGAACGAGTGCTACGAAATAGTCAAAGGCAAGTTATTCTCTCGTTTACAAAAAACTTTCCTATTCATCAAAAAGGTATTCCTGTTACTCCTGAAAAGTCGCCTATTGATACAGGACGATTGAGACGCTCTATCAAAGCAGAGCAAAAGGACGGAGAGGAAGGGAAAGTCTACACGAATGTAGAATACGCCGCCGAAGTGGAATACGGAAATACAAGAATGCCACCTCGTCCGTATTTTAGGAAAGGAATGAAAGACGCCGAAGAGTATAACAAGCGTATCATTGCAAGCGTATTAAAAGAATTCACGAAAGATGTTTGAGTATGTATATCAAAAACTAAATAGCATTCCTGATGTGGAAGTGTTCGCTCTGGAAGTTCCGAAGGGAGTTACTTTTGAAAAAGCGATTATCTTTTATCCGTTATCGTCTTCTTATAACTTTATAGGAAAACAGACAGAAGTGCAGATTTCTATCTTCGCAAAAACAATGTTAGAAACTGCTTCGCTTGTGAAAGAAGTGGTAAAGATTTTCGCTAACAAAAGGGACACAGGGCAAGTATTATCCACGCAGGTTGTATCTTCACAGGAGTTCGTTCTGAAAGACGGAGACTACTATCAAGGAGTAGTTGAGATAAAAGTTCTCTCTACAAAAGAGTTGGAATAGTTTCTCTCTTGTGATACAATATAGATATGGCAAGGAAGAAATACAAAGTGCTTGCTACAACAAACACTCTTTACGAAGGAAAGTTCGTAAAGGCAGGAACAATTATTTCTGTTCCGAAATCTTATTATCAGCGTATCATCTCTGAAAGAGATAATCAGTTCAAAGCATTATGAGTCAAACTACTATCCAAAAAAATAACTCAATCCGTTTCGGTTCAATCCGTTTAGAGATTGGAGAAAGTCTTTCATCTCTCGTAGATGTAGGAGCGTTACGAGATATTTCGCTTAAATCAAAAGCGGAAGTAACTGCATTGCAGTTTGATAACACTCCCGAAATTAAGACTTTCATCGATGGGGACAAGTTCTCTCTGGACGCTACACTTGTAGAAATCAATGCAAACAACCTTGCACTACTCAATAAAAATTGGGTAGAAATTACAAGCGTTGCTGGAACTCCTGTGTCAGGAGCAACTCAAACGCTTGCGAATGGTGCTTGGAAGTTTGATGAGGTTTACGAGTTAGAAGGACAGAATGCAGACGGAACTGCTCCTACAATCAATTCTGTTACAGGAAGCACTGATGGAGCAACTTCCGACTACACTCTTGTAAAACTAGGGAATGGAAATTGGGGAATTGCTATCAAGAGTGGAGGTTCTATCACAACCGAAGCACAAGATGTCGTAGTTGATTACGACTACACTCCTTCCGCTTCAAAGAAAGTTACTTTCAAGACAAACGGAATTCTTGGAGAAATGTTTATGAGAATTACGAACACCAATCAAGACGGAAAGAAATGGACAAAGACTTTCAAAGGAGTTGCAAATATCACGCCTCTTGAAATCTCTTATCCTTCCGACCACGAGAATGAAGTAGCAACAACTCCTATCTCGCTTGAAGGATATGTGATTGATTGGGTAGACGAACAACAAACAACATAGCGTATGGAATATCCCTACAAAGAAAGGGGTTTCCACAAAGTTGAAGTAAAGGAGCGAGAAGGTGGAATTAGAACCTTTCTCGTTCCTTTTGAGCTTATAGTGGAAGACCTTGAACGCTTGCTTGAAAGGCAGATAAAAATCGAGGAGATTTTAGAAGAGGAGGTAGATATTTTAGAAGAACCTGAAACTGCCATTGATAAGATACGGCTTGTGCATAATCTCCTCTTGGAGCAACTCCTTATCTTGTTTGAAAGACACAACGAAGTAACACTTGATTGGTTGCGTAAAAACATTTCGCTTGAAGAAGCACAAAGGATACTTCAATTTTTTGAGAATGAACGCTTTTATAAAGGAGAAGGTGGGACGGCTCAAAAAAAAACAAAACTCTCCGAGAATTGAGACAGATAATTACTTTTCTTGTTCGTAATGGCTTTTCCTTGATAGAAGTGAGGAAGCTCTACATAGACGAAATGATTGAGTTTTACAACATTCTCTTGGAGCAGTTAGGAGCGAAAGAGAAAACTACTAACGACCCTGACGAGGTTAAACGATTTTTTGAAGGCTTATGAAAATAACATTAGGAGAACTACTCTATAAAATAAAAGTAACAAAAGATAAGAACTTCGATATTGGAATGAAGAAGGCGGAAAAGTCTTTCCTGAAAGTTTCCAAAAGTACAGGAAAAATGAAGAAAGGACTTTCCAAACTCACAGGAAGTTTCAAAGGTTTTGTTTCAAAACTGATGAATGTAAAAACTCTTATCGGTGGCTTTCTTGTTGGTGCAGTAGCAAGACTTACAGGAGAGTTTATCAATCTTGGAGGAGAAGCACAAAAAATAGAACAGACTTTTGATATTCTCAATCAAACGCTTGGAGAGAGTGCAGATGTTTCTCTTAAAAAAATGAGAGAAGCAACACGAGGACTTGTTTCTGATTTAGATTTGATGAAAGCAGGAAACAAACTCGTTTCTATGCACCTTGCAAACAATTCTGATGAAATGGCAAAACTTGCAAAAATGGCTGTTACTCTTGGTGGAGCAATGGGAAAGGACGCAGTTGGAGCAATGGAAGACTTCGCACTTATGCTTGCAAATCAGTCTATTCCACGACTTGATACTTTCGGTATTTCTTCTGGACGAGTGCGTGCAAGGATTGAGGAACTCCAAAAAGCAAACAAAGGAATGACACGAGAGCAGGCTTTCTTGAATGCTGTTATGGAGATTGGAAGCAAGAAAATGGAGCTTCTTGGAGATAAAACATTGACGACAAGTGAGCGTATCCAGCAGATGAAAGTAAAGTTGCAGAACTTGAAGACAAACATTGCAAAAGCAGCACTTCCAGCAGTGGAAAGTCTTGTAGAACAATTTACAGGCGTTATAGGTGGGGCAGAGATGTCCAGTGAACAAGTAAATAAACTTGCATTCACGATGTATAAAGGAGCGAATTATTTTGTCGCTTTCTTAAAAACGCTTGGTCTTCTTGGTAAGGGATTAAAAACATTTGTGGGTGTTTTAGGCAGAGTGTTAGCTGGTATAATTCAAGGAATGGAAGATGTTGGGAACACTGTATTAAAAACACAAGAAGCAGTATTACTTTTTATATCAGGAAAGTTTAAGAAAGGTAAAGAAGCATTTTCATCTATAGATTTTAAAAAGACAAAGTTTGTTTTTAATGATTTAAAAAATTTCTTTAATAAACAAGGAAATGATATAAGTAAACAGATTGAAAATATCTACGATAGCTTTGATAAAGCACACGGAAAGGGCTTCAAGAAGTTAGTTGATAAAAAAGTAGATGTTTCTTCTATTATCGCAAAACAGAAAATGCGAAATATGATACAGAAGCAAGTTGCTCCTGAACCTGAACCTGTTCGTAAGAAAAAAGTTGAAAGAGTGAGTGCAAAAGAAGCGAAAGACTTCATAGAAGTAAAAGACGACTTACTGAAAGCATACGAAGAAGTGGACGCAAAGAAGCGAAAAATAGAGGAAGACTTTACGGCTTTCATCAAAGAGCAAAACAATCAACGCTTACAGAGTTACAGAACATACTTGAACTACTCCGTAGGAATGATAAAAGGACTTCGTCACCAATATGAGCAACTTTACAAACTGCAAGAAGACCACCTCGCAAAAGTAACAAATGTTACGACAAATGTTTCTATTGACGGAGGAGTGAAAGGTGGCTTCACCGCAGAAGAACTTTCTAACATTCTCGGCTTCGAGATAAAGAAAAAACTATGATTGGGCTTGAAATAAAAATTAAAAACAACGAAACAGGAAAGGAGATTTTCTTGAATAAGAGAGTAGGGAATGAGATTATCGCTCTTCAAGAGTATCCTGTCTTCGCTTCCGAAATACAAGAAGAAAAAGAGATGAGGTTGTTTCGGCACGGATACTTTCGGCTTCCTTCTTTCTATCGTGGGAAGTCTATTGTTCTCACAGGGCTGATTGTAGCGGACACAAACGATAGAGTAGAGGAAATCAAAAGAGATATTGAGGAAGTTTTCATTCTTCCGAAAGACGGAGAAGGAGTTACGATTTCCTTTACTTACGGCGGAGTTACAAAAAGAATTGAAGCAACGCTTCGCAAGGCTATCTCTTGGAATAGAAAGCTCAAAGAAGCAAACAAACTTGACTTCCAGATTATGCTTTCCTCTCCGTCCTCTTTCTTTATCGTAGATGACCCGAGCAGAGATGACCTTGTAACGATAGGAACGCTTGGAAAGAAGTTTACAGGGATTTCCTTATGGACACATCTTCCTTTCACGCTTTCAGATAAGTATCTCAACATAGAACCTTTCACGGAAAACTTAACTTATCTTGTCTTTCCTATTGTAAAGCTCCGTGCAGACGGAAATAAAATTATCAATCCTCGTTTTGAAAATCTTACAACAGGCGACTACATTGAGTTTACTTATACGCTTGAAGGAAGCGACTTTATAGAAATGAACTTCCTTACAGGAGAAATGAAGAATGCAAACGGAAAAGAGGTCAGTGGATACGCAAGTGAGAGCAAAGGAGATTTCCGTTTAGCAAGTGGACAGAATGACTTGCTCTATACTTGCTCCAATTTCAATTATCAGAATGCTCATTTTGAGATAAAAACAAAGCAAATTAGCGTATGAGGATTTTCATTTTTGATACACAGGGAAGCAAATTAAAGCTCATTGTTCCAGCAGAACAAATAAAAACACTTTCATATTCTAACTCTCTTTTTTCTGATGGAAGTGCAAGTTTTTCAGTTGATGAAAATGATGAAGATATTTTGAAAGGTGGAATAATGGAAACTATGCAAAAAGCAATCTCTTTCCGTGAGCAAGTTTTCATAGAAGATGAAGGAAAAATTGTATGGGGAGGTTCAATTATTTCCACAAAGATACACGGACAGCAAAGCATCTTTTCCTTGAATGGAACACTTACAGACTTGAAAAGAGTTACAGCTTCTCAATCTGTCTATGAAGGAAGTGTGAATGAAGTGCTACAACAAATGTTCCCACAGAAAGGAATTGAATTACACGAGGCAAGCAATGTACTTGGAGATATTTCTATCAAAACAAACTCCTCCGACACGATACATTCTGTTCTGGAAAAGATTTTACGAACAGTGCTTGCTCGTAGAAAGATTGTTTACGAAAAAGACGGCTTGAAAGTGAAGAAAAAGATTTTAGTGCGAGGTATCAAAGGGGTAAAACCCGAAGGAGTAGGAAAACTCTACGAAGATGAGTATTTCTCCGCTGATATTATTTCTCGTTGGAGGAACAACATTATAGACTTCTCTTACTCGGCAGATATGTCCGACCCTGTTACAAAAGCTATTGTTTACTACAAAGATGACAACGGAGTTGAGCGTAAAGTAGAAAAAGAACTCTTCACAGAGTTTTATGGAGTATATGAGAAAGCGTTTATGCTTCACTTTATTCACAAGAAAGAAGACGCAGAAAGTTTTGCAATGAATTCATTACAACCTTATTCATTTTCTGTAGATATCAAAACTCTTGATAATTCTTTTGAGATAGGAGATAGAGTTCCTGTATGGTTTGTGTCAAAGACAAATTCTTTCGTTGGAATCAAAGATGATAGAATAAAATATATTTCATCTCCATTTCGTGTGAATCAAAAGAAGGTTACTTTCAAAAATGGCGAGAGAGTAGTTAAATATATTCTAGGAAATGCTTTATTTCCATTCGGAAACTCTATCGTTGAAATAGTTTCAAGAAACAAGCAAGATACACGAGAAATTAGAAGTATGATATAATAGAAGTAATATGATTTATTTTTTAGATAGCACAAACAGAAAATACCACGACAAAGAATTGAATGCTCTTCACAAAATACTTTTTGAGAACGGCTTCTTCAATTCTAACAATCTCTCTCTTTCCGATTGGGAAACGCAGGGGGATTTCGCAGTAGTTCCTTCGGCAGTTGATTTATCTGTCCTTCTGAAAGCAGGGCTTGCTGTGAACGAAGTTCTTGGGCAGAAAGTGATTATTGAGAACGATAGCGACAAGTCGCTCACTATTTCCTCAAACTCTTCTGGAAGCGACCGCTATGATACGCTCATTATTCGCATCAAGAAAACGCTCATTCAGAATGACCAAATAAACGAGGACGGAACAAACATAATCTCTTTTGAGATTTTAGAAGGAGGAACTGCTCCGCTTACAGACGCAGAGATACAGACATTGATTGCTGATGATATTTTCATTCGTGTAGCTGATATTCGCATAGCAGACGGAGCAACAACTCCTAGTGAAGTGATAGACAAGCGAGTGCTTGTGAAAGGTGTTGCTTCATACAAACCGACTTTTGAAAAGGTAAACTTCAAAGAAGATAGTGAAACAGATAAGGAGATTGGAGATTTCTGGGTAAGAAATGGAAGTCTTTTCTTAAAAACTTCAAGCGGAGTGATTGAGTTTGCTTCAACGAAACTTGATTTCTATGGGGTGATTTTAGAGCAGACGACAGGAAACTCTTATGTGAATTACAATGGAGAAAAAGTTGGAGAAGCAAGAACAAACAAATTCAATTCTGAAAGTGAAACAATCACAACAGAATGGTTTCAACCTTTCATCGCAGGGCAATCAGTAGGGCAAATCTGGCTAAAAAAAGGAGACAATGACCCAGACGGAGTTGGAGATGCGGTAATAAAAATTACCGAAGTAACAACTGATGGAAATGGAGTAAAAATCCCGTCAACGGTAAAAGAAACTTTCACTTTCGGTGGTAGTGAATGGGGAGAACTAAAAGAAAATCGCTTTTTCAAAATCATCACTGATAGCTCTCTCTACACACAAGGAACGGAGTATGGGGTTCTCTTCACAAACACATTGAATTCAAATGGGAAGGAAGCTAGACTATGTCTTACAGAAAAAGGACAAAATCAAGGAGCAACAAAAATCTATCGTAGACCTACTAGTGGTGACCTTTTCTATGAGCAAAATGCGACTTTTGCAATGAAAGTTGATACAATTTCAGAAATTCCTTTCGGGAAGGATACTGATTACGAAAAAGTCGCACAGACTTTTCTTGGAGTTGGTTCGCTTTCAAAAATCATCTTACAAAAAGGAGAAGATGTAGGCTCGCCTACGGAGAAAGTGAAATGTTTCATTCAAGAATTTGATGAAAGCACAAAAACACTTGTAGGTGATGTGATAGCAGAAGCGGAAAATGAATGGAAAGATGATGAGATTGTTTTTGAGTTTTCAACATATCTTGATAAATCAAAGCGATATGCTTTTGTGTTGGACACTCCGACAAAGTCAGATACAGATTACAGAAAAGTGCAGTATTCAAATCTCGTAGACGGATATGACGATGGAAAACTTTATAGGTATGATGGAACTCAATTCATTGAAGAAAATTATGACTTATGGTTCAAGATAGTTGGAGGAAAGAGTGATGTTTTTGTGAAAACAGACGGAAGCGGAAAAATTCCAGAAGAACTTTTGCCAAAGCAGACATTAGTAGTTGAAGAAACACGAATTCTTTTCAACAAGTCTCAAAATTCACAAGCTGGAAATCTTATGGCTCTTGCAGTGTCTCCGAATGGGAAATTCTTGGCAGCAATACGCCATAATGGAACAAATTCAAGCAATAGTAAATTGTATCTCTATGAGATAATTCAAAGAACTTTGAAGTTAAAAACAATCATTTCTATTGGTGCAACAAATACAACTTACGGGCTAGCTTTTCAAGGAAATGAAAAATTGCTTCTTGTAAAAAGAGATAGCTATACAAGAAAATTATATGTGATAAGTGATTTTACTTCTACTACTCTTCCTACGGAAGTTCATTCAAGTGGAGCTGCATATCCATATCTTTTCTTTGATGAAGTAAAAAATAAAATCTTTTTAAAGAATTCATCAACAGATAAATGGCAGAAAATCAATGCTGATGATTATTCCGATGAGCTTGAAGTTTCGTTGTCTAACTTGCCAACAGCGGATAATGAGAGAATGCCGTCTGGAACTTTTCGCAGAAAGCTTTTCTATCTCGATTACGATAATATCAAAGTATATGAAATGACTCATAGTGGATATGATTTAGTTGAAACAATTAGTTTTGATGATTTAGCAAAAGATTTCTATGGAACTTCGTCTAGAAATTATAGACGAGTCGTTCACCCATATGAAGATGAAATTGTAGTCTTGCAGAAGATTTTCCAGAAAGAAGCTGGAAGTGATAAATTTGTGGAAACTTATCATCTCTATTCAATAAAGCGTTAAAAACGCTTTTTTCTTTTTTTTATTTTGCTATAATATAATTACCTTCAAGAGAAGGCATTATTCGTTTAATAAAAAAGTATTATGATAGCAATTTTCACATCACCAGAAGTTCTTGCAGAGATTTTGAAAACTTATCACATTTTTCTCTAACGGCTTATGGACTTCATACCAAACTTTACGCAAATTCCAAACATTGTGTTTGATGAATTGATGGCGGAATTATCGACTTGTGAATTGAAAATACTTTTGTATCTCATTTACAAAGGTGGTTTAGAAAAAAGAGTAGAGATTTCAACTCGAAAACTCATAGAAGATGTTGGCTGTTCGGCAAGTATTTTTCACCCTTCTATTAGAAAACTCATAGCAAGAGATTTAGTTATGAAAGGAGAAAGAAGAAGCGATAGAGAAGTATTCTCTCTACTCAATAAAAAGAATTCAAAAAAAGGTTGTTTATTTTGTGGAATAGACGATATTCCACTTGAGAGACATCACTTTCCAATCAGGAGAGTAGATGGAGGAAAGGAAACTATAAAACTATGTCCGAATTGCCATAGAAAGTTTCACGAGTTAGCAGATTATACATTTCCTTATAGGGTAAAATTATGAATGATAACGGATACATAAACATTCAAGGTTGGATGATAACAAGACTTGGATTGAAGGGAAATGAACTCATTCTCTTCGCACTTATTTATGGCTTTTCGCAGGACGGGCAATCTGATTTTCACGGAAGTATTACATACATTCAGAAAGCGTTGCAGATTTCCAGACCTTCGGTTGTTAGTCTTTTGAAGAAGTTACGAGAAAAAGGATACATTCAAAAAACGAAGGAAAGTCATTACAGAGCGGTAGTAAAGAAACTTAACTACCCTCTAGAAAAGGTAGTTAAGAAACTTAACCACACTAGTAAAGTTTCTTTACTACCTACTAGTAAAGAAACTTTACTGAATAATAATAATAATAATAATAATAATAATAACGAGCAAAGCTCGGAGTTCTCTTTTGATGAAGAAGTGAAAAAACTTGAAGACAATCCTCGCAGAGATTTGAATATAATCGCTTACTATATGCGAAAGCGGAGGAACTCTCTTCTTCGAAAGATAAAGAACTATCAGCAATTCAAAATCTTTTTGCGGAGGCATTTACGACCTGCGAAAGATTTGAAAGTTTACACAGACGAGCAAATTGTTTCCGCTGTGAAAGAAATAGAACGGAAGTATAGCGGAATTGATTGGACGCTCGAAACATTACTCAAAGAATTAACAAAGTGAATTATGAAACTATCGGTATATCTCAAAGAGTTAGAAAAGATACAGAAGCTCTATGGAGGCAATCTTGAAATTGTCTACTCCGTAGATGATGAAGGAAATACTTACAATCCTGTGCTATTCGCTCCAACTATTGCGAAAGTTGAAAAAGTGAAAGCATTTATGGATAGCGACGACTTCGATTTTGAAACAGAAACACCGAATGTAGTTATAATCAACTAGGCGTATGGCGAGAATAAAAGAAAAAGAAGAAAAGCAAGAAGTAGTGCTTTTCACGAAAGAGGAATTCAAAAAAGAAGCAGAAACACTCACAAGGGAAGTTCATTTGAACGGAATAAAAAACTTGTGGGTGAAATACTTGAAATCAAAAGGCGTTATCTCTCAAATTTTTGAGAAGCAAGGCGTGATGTATTTTAGAGCAATTACAGACGCTCGACTTTTTACAAAGTATGATAGAATTTATTCATCTTGGATAAGTAAGAATAAAATGTTATGGAAACGATAATCACAAAAGAAATTCAAATTGATATGGGACATAGAGTTCCAAATCACGAAGGTAAATGTTATAATCTTCACGGACATAGGTATAAAATCATTGCAGGAGTAAACGGAAAAGTTATTGATGAAAAAGGAAATCCTTCAGAGGGAATGGTTATAGATTTCACAGACCTTAAAAATATTCTCGTTGAAGTAGTTGATAAAAAACTTGACCACGCTTTTATGCTTTACAAAGAAGATAAGTTTTTTGAAGACTTCAAACCTTTTGTAGAGAAAATGAAATTCGTGATTGTAGATTTTGTTCCTACGGCTGAAAACATTGCACGCTATCTTTACGAACAAATGGAAGGGAAATTAAAAGAAAAGGGTATTAAGTTGGTTTTCGTTGAAGTTTACGAAACTCCAACATCAGTTGCAAGATATACCTTGTAAGAATATTTCGTTATAGTATAATGGAAGTAAACATCAAAAATTCAATACAATGTTACACAAAAAATTTTTTATCGATGCAGATATTGTTCTTCAAGGTGAAGGACAATTAGCAGGTGTTCCGCACTTGCTTTTACGAACGACAGGTTGTAACTTGAAATGTCCTTGGTGTGATACACCATATTCAAGTTTGAAACCTGAAAGACCTACAATGTCGTTAGAAGACGCTCTGCGTATCTTGCGACAAAATCCGCAAATCAAGAATGTTATGCTGACAGGTGGAAATCCTTCTATTGTGAAAGAGCTTCCTCAAATCTGTGAAGTATTGAGCGAATGGCATATTACATTGGAAGATAACGGAACAATTTACAGAGAAAATTTGAAAGTAGATTTAGTTTCCTTATCTCCGAAATTAAGTAATTCAATTCCAGAAGGAAGACATCGTGAAACGCATATCAAATTCATTGCGAATTGGAATGCGTATGAAAAATGGATAACAAATTACAATTATCAATTGAAGTTTGTTATTCAAAATGAGTTGGATATTCTTGAAGCGTTGCGGATAATCAATTACATAAGTGCAGACAAGAGTAAGGTATATTTTATGCCAGAAGGGAGAACAAGAGAAGAGTTAGCACAACGAAGAGTTTGGCTTGCTGAAAATTGTATTTCTCTTGGTGTAAATTACACAGACCGCCTGCACATAATCATTTATGGAGATAAAAGAGGAGTATGAAGAATGAAAAGAAACAACAATTTAATCCCAACAAAGGAGAGGAACTCTTCGGAGAATTCCTCTCTTCTTTGGGATTTGATTGGAAGAACGACCCGAATATGGTGGGAACACCAAAACGCATTGTAAAAATGCTAACAAAAGAGATTGCAAAATCTCGCTACGAAGAACCGCCAAAGATAACAGCTTTTGACAATGAGGAACATTATAGTGGTTTGGTCTTTCAAGGAGATATAGAAGTGAAAAGTTTATGTTCACATCATTTTCTTCCATTCATTGGAAAAGCGTATGTCGCTTACATACCAAATCCGAACGGAAAAATTATTGGACTTTCAAAGTTGAATAGAATAGTAGAATACTATTCTCGACAACCGCAAGTGCAAGAAAATCTCACACAGCAAATACATAAAGCAATAGATGAAGTTATTCCAGACAATCTTGGAGTTGCAGTTTTGATAAAAGCAAAACATATGTGCGTCTATATGAGAGGAATAGAACACGATTCGGAAATGAAGACGAGTAAATTATCAGGAGCGTTTCTTACAGACGCAGATGCTCGTGCAGAGTTCTATTCTTTCATAAAGTGATATGGCAATTCCGAAGAAACTTCTTGAAGAAATTTTAGCGGACGACTTTTATCAAAAATGTATCCGCTCGCACGAAGGGACTTGCAGAGGAAGAGTTACTTTTGAACACGCTATCATTTACGCAGGGAAACAGGTTCAAGAGAAATGGGCTATCGTTCCTCTATGTGAGTATCACCACGATGTTCTTTCATTCCAAGATAGAGGAGACTTGAAAAAAGATTACGGACAATGGGTAGCACTGAACAGAATGACAGAAGCGGACGAGAAAAAATATCCGAAAAGAAATTGGAAGAAAGAACGAGAACTATTGAACAAAAAGTATGGCAAAGAAAGGTAAAAAAATAATCTTGCGGACGCAAGATGTAGAAAAGATACGCAAGCACCTCATTGAAGGAGGACGGCTTATGATTGAAGGGATAGGAGTTATCTCGTTGAGTGATGTGGTGCGAAAAGACAATCCTCTCGCAGAAGGGAAGGTTGCTTTTCGGCGTATGAAGATACGAGCGTCCACTGATTTCAAGAAAATGATAAAATCGGAAATACAATAAAAAAAGAGAGAATGCAAGAGAAAAATGCTTGCATTCTTTTTTCATTTTGCTATACTATAATTGTTCCAAAGAGAAGGAACAGCATTACAAGTTTAAGTTAAGAATAAAATTATGTTTAGAATTATTATTTCTGGAAGTTCATTATCAAGAACATTTGAAGTAAGTGGAAGTCGTGACTTCGTTGAAGGTTACGCAGAAGCATTACTTGATACATTAGTATTAGATAGTGGAGTTGTAACTCAAAGACCTACAAGTGCTAGAATTGAAAGAGACGGAAGTTGGGTTACAACAATTACTTGTTAAGTTAAGTGAAAATTATGATGAACGAAATTTTTGAAAAGCAAAACAAAGTTATTCAAGAGGAAATGCGAAAGATGTTAGAGCGAGAAGAAAATGATAAGAAACTCCGCAAAGCATTCCTCGATTATATCAAAGCAGTGGTTGATGAAAATGGTTTCGCAGATGAAAGACGAAGAGATTTATTTGAAGTCATTTACGACCTTTACAAAGAGGAGAGCGACCCAGAGCTTGAAGTAGTGATGAATGAAGAGTTTGAAATCAAGCGAGCAATGGAAGACACTGCACTCACAGACTTGCTCGAAGACAAAGAATTCTTTTCAGAGGTGTATGAAATTTACACAGAAGTGAAAGATAGCAGAAAAGAAACTCTCCTCTACGAAGCGTTGAAAAGTTTTTGTGAAAGTTGTGCAGACATTCTATTCGATGACTTCCACGAGTTGGAATTAGAACCGAAACCTACAATGGAAGAATTGATGAGGTAGTTGGAATGAGATGCTTGGAGAGCAAAGCTCTCCTTGCACCTCCTTCCAACAGGAGAAGGAGAAGCATTATCAGTTTAAGTTTTAGAGAAATATGAAAAAGACACAGATTGACTTCGTGAGAAGTAGACTTCAACGCTATGGAAGCATTACGAGAAATCAAGCGTTGAGAAATTACATCAGTAGACTTTCTGCAATCATTCATACCTTGCGACACGAGGAAGGAATGGAGATTGAAGGAACATACATTAAGACAAAAACTCCATTCGGAGAAGGTCGAGATTATAAGTATTTTTTGAAGAAGTAGTATGATAGCAAAAGAAATAAAACGATTGAAAGAATTGATTGAAAAAAGAAAAACTACTATTCAAAAACTTGAAGAGATGACAAAAATCTTGAAGAGTAAAAACTACAAGAAAGTTACAAAAAGAACTTTCCCTACATTCAATTGGACGAAAGACGGCTGGCTTATTATCTCGGACGGATACTATGTTTATGAAGGAACACGAGATAGAGAAGAAGTCTTACAACATTTGATTGAAGTTCTTGAAGGAGAAAAAAGTCGTTTGAAACAGAACGAGGAAAGACTTCAAACAATGAAAAACTTGAATGAGGAAGCACTCATAAAAGACATACAAGCAGTTGAAAAGAAATATAATCTTCCTCCATTCTTTTTATCCGAATTCATTAAGTATTATCGATTATGAAACAAATAAAAGTTTACGATTTTCAAAACTCCGCTTCGCTCATCAATATGGCAAGCACTCTCAAAGAGCATATCGTTTCGCAGAAACTTTTCGTTCCTGTAAAAGGAAAGAACTATGTTCTCGTTGAAGGTTGGCAATTCGCAGGAGGACTTACAGGAGTTTTTCCGAGAGTTACTTCTCTGGAAAATCAAAGCACGGACAAAGAAATCAAGTATCGTGCAGAGGTTGAACTTGTCCATATGAAGAGCGGACAAGTTGTAGGAACAGGAATGGCAGTTTGTTCTAACAAGGAACGAGGAAAGCAAGCGTTTGAAGAATATGCTATCGCCTCAATGGCACAGACACGAGCAGTTGGAAAAGCATTCCGCCTCACATTCGGTTGGGTTATGAAAATGGCAGGTTACGAGGCAACGCCAGCAGAAGAAGTTATTGTGAGCGAAGATGAAGAAGAAAAGATTGAAGAGGAAACTATTTTCAATCTTGCAAGAAGCGTTGCGAATGCAGACCTTGAAAACAGAGAGCAGTTTTACAAATCTTATGAGCAATTCATAGAGAACAAAGATGAACTCAAAAAAATCCTCTCACTTTCCTAGACCTTACATCTCTTTTTCGCAGATTTCCGCTTTTGAAAACGGAGTGTGGGTAAAGAGGTATGTGCTAGAAAAGGAAACATTCCAGAGCAAAGCATTGCTACTTGGGAAAGAGTTTGCAGACGCTATGGAAGGGAAATTGCAAACAGGAAAAACTGCTCAATTCGCACAAGCATTCAAGCACTATCTTCCTAGTGGTGGAAAGTTTGAAAACGAAATCCGTGCAACAATAGAAATTGACGGAGAGAAATATAAACTCTATGGGAAAGTGGACTATGACGCTGATAAGATTTATGAGTTCAAAACAGGCACAAAGAAATGGATGCAGACACGAGCAGACTTGCACGGACAGGTTCAATTCTATCAGTTGATTTACTTTCTCAACGGAATAGAAAAAGAAGGAGAATATATTCATATCCAGACCGCAAGGAAAGACGGACGCTTGCAATTCACAGGCGAGATAACTTCATTGAAGATACCTTTCAAGGTTGAAGCGATTGAAGATATCAAAAGACGATTATTCAGATACATAACATTCGTAAAAGACTATGGAAGAAAAATTGAAGGAATACAAGGAGAAGAAAGAATTGATTGAACTTCTCCAAAATCAGTTGCAGGAATTGGAAAAGGAAATCTTGGAAGCACTTCCAGATGACCTTGTGATTGAAACCGAAGACTTCAAGGCACAGAAAAAGTATTCTGTTCGCTACAAGTATTCGGAGAAAGTGGAAGAGTTCCAGAAAGAAAAAATCAATCCGCTACTTGAAGAATTGAAGGAACTCAAAGACTATGAAAAGAAGACAGGTGTAGCGGAAAAATTACTCGGTAAAGCAAGAATTCAAATCGTATGAACATAGTAATGATACTCGGAGAGGTTACAACAACTCCTATGGACTATGGCGGAGTGGTCGGCTTCACAATTAAAAATGTGAGAGATTGGAAAGACCGCTACGGAAAACAGTATTTCAAAGAAATCTTTATCCCTATCAACGCGTTTGATAGTGTTGGGGAAGCAGTCGCAAATAATCTTGAGATAGGAGAAAAGGCAATCTTCATCGGACGGCTTGAAAGAAACAAGCGAGGAATGATTGTGATTTTAGAAAAGTTTCACAAAGTTTAGCGTATGTATTTTTCCTTCAAAAAAGAAGACAAGGAGAAAGCAAAGAAAGCGTTGGAATGCTTGCGTTCTTTTATGAAATCGGTTGATTTTGACGCACTTATGGCAGACATAGAG